GCTAACAAGCTCAAGCTTAACTAATTTTATAAGTTAAAAAATATAGAAGTGATAGTAGAATGGGTATATTGAAAGATTTAGGATGTTTCTGTCGATTAACAGAGCATGACATAAACATCAAAAACTTAAGAGACCTCGCGAATAATTGGATAATGAACGAAGAAAATATTGAGAAAGCGCAAATACTCATATCCAATTTTTCTGAATGTGTAAAAGAAGATGGGGGGAAGAATCGCGATCGCATGAAGCAATTATGGCAGCGTGACATAGACGATTATACATGTAAACGACTGGTACATATTGCTAAGCTATGCGTAGTAAACACTATCTCGAAACACCTTGGATTGGAACATATCAAAAATGTTTTGAGAACGTGGGAGGGTGAAGATTTTGACAGTGTACATTACACATTTACTGACTACATATTCAACGTCGGCCAATTGGAAGATATAGACCTGATTTACTTTGATTCAGTAGAGGACCTAGTTAAATTTGATCTCGGACCAGATTTATATAAACGCCTCACTACAATCATCCATTTCTTTGAAAAGTTCAGGGACTTTAAACAATCTGTATTCCAAATCTCTTAGACATAAATCGCTTAACACCTGCAATGGTAGGAAAACTCCAGAGATACCAACGTGACCAAAATCCGGCCCCGTTGATACCACTCATTTTCCAGTCCTCTTTGTCACTACGATTAATGTCCAGCATTAGGTTTTGAATTCTACTAGGATCTCTCTCTGCTATAATACGCTGGGGTATTTGACCACCGTGACGTAATACATACGATCGCATGCGGGAAGGTGTTTTGTGTTTTGTATAGTCTGAATACCCTCTCGCACCGAAGTCAACTGTTTTGCCGCTTTCTAAGATTGCCCTGAACTTCTTTTTAGGATCAGGGCTGCGAACAATCTTGACGCGCATACTTACTATCTATAAATATAATTTACTTACCGCAACCACAGGCACCAGTGGCGCAGTAGTTCTCCTTCTTCTCATCACCGGGGAGGAGGAAGAGCTTCTCAGGACCCCTCTTCACACGGTAGAGGTGGTCGTACATGTGGAGCAGACCAATGGTAAGGGCGAGAGTCGCAACGACGACACCCTTAACCTTACGGGCGAGGAAGGCGTAGGCGACGATAACACCAGCAATGATCATCTGGACGATGGTGAGCTGAGGGATGGCAGGCATCGTGAAACGATCCTTAACCTCCTTAGTCTCAGCAGTGGGAGCGGGGGCGTACTTTTCCATGGGCTTGCCGTATCCGGGCATTTTTATAATCTACTGAGAAAATAATGTGGTATCTGGCGGTTGTTCCATTCATCCTAATCTGTCATGATTTTATGAAATTGCCTGTAGATAGACTGTATTTCCAGAATTGGAGACGACCATTAGTGGGAATTAGAAACACTCTCATAGATCTAATAGCTTACGCACCCACATATTCACACTGGGAATTTGGCGGACTATGGTTAATCAAAGCACATTACAAACAAATACGCAAAGAGTTTGAAGAGGTTTCAAAAACTCTAGAAAAAACCATGTACCATGACGTAGATCCTTGGTTTGAAAAGAATGACAACTACTATCGATATTCTTTTGAACATTTTCCGAAGTTAAAGAGTCTCGTGAAGCAGATACCTTGTATTGATGAGGAGACTGCATCTTTCGCAGTTATGGATGCCCCCACTATTATACCCGCACATAGAGCCGAGACAAATCTCTTACTTAGATACCACCTTACGATTATGGGGGATGGTGACTGTACTTTATATACAGAGAAAGGTCCACATGTTCACACGGAAGGACAGGAGTTTGTATTTGATCATTCAAGATACCACGAAGTGATTAAAACGGGACACAGTAAACGAGTTGTACTCATCCTGGACATCAAACGATTTTAGGGTGAAAAAAAATAACGCTATATTGTATGAAGATTAGAACTATACTGGTCGTATTGTTTGTAATTCTGATACCGTTCATTCTGAACCTCTGGAATGGTTACCTTAAACCAGCTCAGAGTGGAAAGTTCAAGGAATTGGATTGCACCACAATATCTAATAGCCTAAATCCATATGTAAATGATATCATACACATCGCGCAAAATCATGGTAACAAGTCATCCTCTGGTGCGGTTGAGGGGTACAAGATTACCCGGTGTACGATCAAAGAGAAACTTCCCCAGGTTTTCAATATAGTGGAGGAGTATGTTTCTACAGTTAGAAGTGACAAGACCAAGCCAGCTGATTGTGAAACTGAGCAATACTGTTGGTTTTTGAGACTCTACAATCAAAGTGGTCATTACATTGACTGGCACTTTGATAATAACTTCACAGGTGGCAAAAGAAAGACTTATGTGTGTAACATATACACGAGCACCTGTAACACCTCTCACTTAATGACAAAGGACCGAAATGATAAGGTAAAGATCAACGAGAGTAAGGCGGGTAAGGGTGTTGTGTACAATGGGAGTGAAGTTAAACACTCAGTTTCTAGGCAACAAAACGGGTGCGCTCGTATATCTCTCATTATCCCACTTTATGAGAATGATTCAGTGACCCCGTTAGGTTGGTTTAGAAGAATCGCTCGTAATATTTCAGACGGTGTTTTCAAATTATAAATGTTTGCGACAAACTGCACTATACATATCACTTCCACCTATGAGTTCCAATGTTTTATCCTCTACCATGCGTTTTGTGAAGGGTCCAGGGGTTCCATCATTGCAACACATACACAGGGCTGAAAGTTTAGTTACATCACATGCGAGTGGGATACAGTCAATAAGTTCTCCAAATTTCCTTTGAAAAGAGTCGGCATCTAAGCCTGCCAAAATCACACTCTTTTCACAGTAAAGGCAACATTCAACAAACTTTTTCAGTCTAGGAAAGAACTGCGCTTCATCCACGGCTATGATATCGGCATCATGAAAAGCTAATGTATCCGTAACGTCAAAAAGATCATATGTCTTGTAGCAGTCAAATTTAACATTATCGTGCGTTTTTAGAACTTCATCAGGGGAACGTGTATCCTTTGAAGAATTGATGACCAGAATATTCTTTCCGATGACTTTTAGACGCTTAAGTCGGCGTATCAATTCTGATGTTTTACCGGAAAACATATTCCCCATAATTATTGACAACCCCATCTCTGCTGATTATTATAATATTGTATTTTTTATATGGGTGAAATTCACAAGGCTTCCTTCAATGGGCACACAGGATACTACAATCCTAGGACGGGCCGTGTCCGCTTTGGAAAATGTATCTATTCGAGCATTGGTGCGGCCATAAAATATCTCAAGTGAAGATAGATGAGGAAGAAGAGTCTTGTGTTTAGTTGGTGGCTTTGGGCTTTATCCGTATCATATTATTTGGGTTTTAATCCCTATTCTCCTTTATTACCTCTATTATTAGCGGTTGGAGTTGCTGTGTACACCACATCTATTAGATTTACAAGTGATTATCACTGGTCTAAACGGGTGGTTATAATTGGGTTGGAGATCCTATTTGCATTACTCAGTTATGTAAAAGATCCAACCAGGTCTCTTTTGAACACAGAGGATGCGATATTCAACTTTGTGGTGTTTTTGATTTATCTCCTCCACGTTCACTTAAATGGTACAGATGTATTTACACTGTACTTCAAAACGTTCCCGGAATCTCATCGCGGGGAGACTTTCGTGGAGCATGTGAAGAAACTTATTGGGCGACCCTAACAAATACGGGTCTTTCGGGTCTAACAAGGAAGAGTCCTACTTGTAAAACGCGGCGTGCGAAGTTCGATCCAACTAGGATTGTACTACTTTCAACATATTTACGTGAGTTCGGTCTATGATGATCTAGCACCTTTTTCATAGATAGAATCCGTCTTAGTGAAATATCATTACAGTAAATAGTATTTAATTCAAGACTAACTGGTTCATTGAAGTTCCATACACTATTGAAAAATAAATCAAGACTTTTAGGTCTAGTACTATCGGTTATCATCAGAGAACATACTCGTCCCATTTGATATCCTGTGTGATAAAAATCTCGCTAAAAATTAAGATGCCTCTCACAGATGCTCAGATTACTAGAAAAGTTAAGCAACTGCGTACAAGAGAGGGTAAGGTCTATGCACCCCTTAAATACTTCAGAGGCCTCGAGACCCTCAAGGAGGTTGAAACTCGTTACAAGAAGATGCTCAAAAAAGACTACACCAAGTTCAGAACGGACGAGGGAAGAAAAACCAAGACTTCCTCCTACACCGCGAGATTTAGGAAAATGTATCCGGGAATCAAAACCCTCCCTGAAATTGCTAAGGCTACTAAAATTCCTCTAAAAACCTTAAAAACGGTCTACAATAGGGGTCTTGCCGCATGGAGAACCGGGCACCGACCGGGAGCTTCTCCACAGGCATGGGCCTATGCTAGGGTACATAGTTTTGTCACGAAGGGGAAGACGTACTACACGGCTGATAAGAATTTAAGAACCTAAGTCGTGAAAAAACTACACATTTTTCATCTAAAAAAACTACCATCATGCAAACTTACAACACCACCATGACTACTCCTAACACTGGCACTCGCACCGCGATCGTCCGTCTTCGGCGCACTCACCAATTTCCCAAGCCGGTCCCAAAGAACTTCACCGTTTCTGATTACATACAGAAATTTCGTAAAGGCTATTGGAGGCGTCCTTTTATCCAGCGCAACCCAGATACCTGGCCGGACGATCACTATCGTGAGCTTATTGAAAGCATTTTTAACAACATCGTAACAAGCCCATTTATTGGTTCGGAGCATGCTACTCTTGATGTAAAGCTCCTCGACGGTGGACATCGCACAGAAGCCATTTTGAGGTTTCTTGATGACAAGTTCTCGATCACCTGTCCAACATCTGGTGAGGACCGTAAGTTTTCGGAACTCAGCGATGATGACAAAGCCATATTTATGGACAAGGACCTCATTTTTCTCATCTACAAGGGGCTCAGTGATTTGGAGGAAGAGGCGTTGTATTTTAAAATTAACAACTCACTCCCATTCACCCCCGGTGAGATTGTGAACGGCTACAGTACTATTCCAATTTGTGCACTGGCCAGGCAGCTTGGTGATGATTACGCACCCAAACTCAAGGAGTTGTTCGTTCGCGGGATTGAGGGTCAAAACCTTCGCGCGGACAGCTCTAACCTCATGCTTATGATATTGAGGAACTTTCACCAGAGGAAGATCGTGAAGGGCGAAAAGATGACCAAGAACGAGGAGTTGAAGAAGATTTGTGAGGAGTTCCGGGGCATGGATATCGACGCCGAGAACCTTGTCTACAACACCAGGTGTATGTTTGACCTTCTCGAAGCCAAACAGATTGACCACCCCTATCTCCTCATGATTTTGCCCACCATCCAGGCTATCATGATGAAGCACAATATTGGAATGAGTCCAAATGCTGACGGTGAGGATCGGATTCCACTCTTTGCTGATATTTTGGCTAAATTCTTCCACGAAATCGAGAAGTGCGACCACCAACTCAACTCCAAGTGGCAATCCCTGAAGAGGAAGCCGGAAGATCCCAACATCCAAGGAGTGCAGAATCCTTCCAGCACTGCCAACTGTAACAAACGAGCTGGGATCTTCTCGGAGTGGCTTGAGTTAACCTATCCTAACCTTCCTTAGACATGTAGTATTTTAATAAAAATCAGTTATTTTCCGCGTAATAAGTAATGCTCAAACACCTAAGTCGTACTCAATATACTAAGATTTTATTCAAAAAACTCAACAAGATGCAACCTATGCATTTTACATCAATGCCCAATCTTCGCGGACCCACCGCGGTTTCCGCCAATCAATCGAAGGAGAATGTATTCAACGACTTAAGTAAGAAGATAGAAGACAAACTGACGTGGAATTTACTTGTATGTAAAGACGGAAATACACAGAAAAAGGAGCGCATTTACATACCAGTCATCAATGAGGCGATCCGTGATTTGAGAGGTGAGATCGATTACGAGGCGGGAAGTCAAGAAGCGATGGACTTTAGAGGCGTTAAACTACCTGGATTGGATTTTAGGTTTGACTGTGATGGAAAAAGTACCAATAAGGGGTTCAAATTTATGTTTAATGATAGTGTTCCCAGAGTTGACGGATACTACATATTCATTCAAGTTGAACATAAAAAAGTCATCATAAAAAGTGGTTCCGATATTATCAAGTGTATCGCAGATGAGAATGAGATGTCTTGCGACGAAGTAATCGAGAAACTGGATGAGCGTTCAAGGGTTATCCTCGATATCAAAAATTTCAAGATTGGTGGTTCCAACGCTTTCATCGACTCTTTTGCGAGACCATCATGGGGTGTGAAACTTCCACAAGAATGGTTTGGAATTACACCCAGGAAAAAGAAGGAAGAAATTGTGGAAGAAATTGGCAAATTCTTTCCTGGAAAATGGCCCCGTAAGAATTCTAGCGAGGCTAAAAAATACGAACATTTTTGCACTAAGAATGATTCCATTAGTCAGTTGACTATTTTTCTTGAATCATTGACTCAACAATCCCCTGAATAAGTGGTGGTGGAACCGCATTTCCCAACTGGACTACTTGATCTTTCCAAGACCCTTCCATCACGTAGTCTTTCGGGAATCCCTGTATTTGTTTGAGTTCATCAACTGTGTATGGTCTAAGGTAGTACTTTTCACCAACTTTTTGGGCTACAAAAAGACGTGGTTGGTGGTCGTATGTAGATATTATAGTTTTACTCGGCATCTTAATATCAACTATTTCACAATGAATTGGAGATACCCGTTTACCGAACGAGAATCCATATTTGCCAACTTCCTTTCCACCATATGAAAGATCTCTTTTATTTACTCGATCCACGAGATACGGGTGAACCGTCCCAGATGGCTCTCCTTCACCAATTAGGATACTATCCTCCTCAACTCCAGCCATTTCAATAAGCTCCTTAGGAACTTCAATCGCCCCATCCATACTAAACTCAAGAATGTTCTTAAGAGAGACGTCAACGTCTAGTTCATCGGGCCACTTATGCACGTAGTTGGGATCTTTCCACCCCACAATAATAAGACGTTCTCGTTTTTGAGGTACTCCGTACTTTACGACCGGGAACATTTTATGTTCACATGTATACCCAATATCTTTGAAAGCCTTTTCTATGACATCTATGAAATTTTCACCCGTACTTGTCTTCCGTGAAAGTAGACCTTTTACATTTTCACCGATGATAAAATCTGGTTCAATGTTTTTAGTTGCGCGAACAAAATCAAGATACAATTGTCCCCGGGTGTCGTCAGCTCTCTTCTTACCTGCGTGTGAAAAGCTTTGACATGGGAACCCGGCAAATATTACTTTAATCTCCCCCTTCAACTCCTTGAACTTTTCATCTGGAATTTTGGTAATGTCGGTACCTATACATTCCGAGTTGGGGAAGTTAGATTCATGTGTTTTACAAAACGGTTTCTTAATTTCTGAATACCACTTGACATCTAGTCCAGCGTTCTTCATTCCTAGGGTATCACCCCCGCATCCCGAAAAGAGGGAAAGTGCGCTCATATATGACTATAAATTTTACTTTTTAAGCTACCTAGAGAATAGAAACTCTTATGAAATAAATGGACAGTCCTCGTGCATCACCTCGTTTTATGTCTATGACTAAAGATGCGAAGCGTAGGCGCGTATCTCCACCAAAAGAACCTGAACCTCGTATGAGCTGGCAAGACTACTTTATGAAAGCTGCAACTCTGGCGTCAGTTCGGTCTCCATGTGAGAGACTAAAAGTGGGTTGTGTTATAGTGAAGAATAACAGACTCATAAGCATGGGTTACAATGGATTCCTCGCTGGCACGGATCATAAATCCATAGTTCGTTGGGGTCATGAGCAAGCCACGATCCACGCAGAAATTAACGCCATCACCGATGCAGCGAAGAGAGGAGTCTCCATCGATGGTGCCGAGGTATATATTACTCACTACCCGTGTCTGAACTGTTTCAAAGCCCTAGCTAGTAGTGGTATTAGTAAGATCTACTATCAAGTTGATTATAAAAATGACCCAATCGTTGAAGAATTGGATTATGGGATACAACTCGTGAAGCTATGAAACTTTATATCTTCATTCTCTTTGTTAAATGGCTCTTTACAGATGTAAAAGTATAATTCCTCGTTGTAACGATAGTTTCCACACGAGCACCTTAGATCATACATCATTATACCAATTTCACTTGTTGGATATCTTTCCTTGAGTTTTACAATATCAATTGGACAGTGTTTACTGAACTTCTTAAAATCATCCATGGTTTGTAACAATAGCATGAGATGCTCCTTGTTACACTTCTTTTTTAGTTTAAGGTACTTTCTGAATATGGGTCCAAACTCGGGTATTTCAGCTCGTAAATCCATCGTGTAATTCATTACACCTCCACTAGCAAGTAGATTTTCAATAATATGATCATCACATGGTTCAAAGTTGGTTACCGTGTTATTTGTTATGGCTCTAGCTATATCATACACAATTACGTCAAATCTCCGTTTTTCTGTATAGATATACTTATAGGCATCCATAGCTGTTAGATCCAATTTGGGGTCATTAAAGGCATCTTGTGTGTGTTTTCTCATAATAGGGTTTGTTTTAACGAAGTCAATCAACACATCATCAATTTCAACATTTTTAACGTATGGGTCACCGGGTTGTTTAAGAGCCCGCATAGCTGGGTATCCATCTCCACCCCCTAAAATCAAAATATTCTTGGGTTGACTTTTTACCAACTTACCAGATATATCAACCATGGCGTAATGTGACTTTTCATATTCCTTTGTGTTATTTTGAATAGCGCCATTTAAAAACATTGAGATATGTTTAGTCTTAAGATCCCTGGCTAAATCAATAGTCTGATATGGACTTTCTAGGTGATATAACACTTTTAGTCCATCTGTATCAATCCCACCCTTATTAACCACTTCCCAATTAAACCGAGATGTTCCTATAAACCCCAAAATAAGAACAGTGATTAGTATTAGAAGTATCACAGTCTTCATCTTTTGTTTTAGGAGAATTTATAAACCATCGTTTAACGCTTCAGCATTTTGGATTTGAAGACGGTGTTTGGGAACTCATTCTTTAGATTTTCAATAACCCGATCACACTTATTCTGATTCGTGTCACACGAGAAGAAGTCAATACGAATCTTCTTATATTCTGGCCATGTGTGCATAGAGAAATGACTTTCAGAAAGTAGATACAACAGGGTTAAACCCTGTGGTTCAAATGTGTGTATCATCTTATTCAGTATGGTCACTTCACCCTTTTCTAATGATTCATCACAAATTCTCACCAATGTATCATTATCAGTCTCTTCTACGTTATCTAGATCAACTATATAATGTATACCAACTGGCACGAGTTCGGGTGGTGCAATATATAATGGGGGTGGTGGTGGATTAGAGTCTTCCGAACGAATAACTAACCTTCTAGGATCATCGTGACTAGAAAATCCAATTGGTTTTGCTTTACGACGACCATACATCTATAGGTTAAATGGTGTTATTCTTTATCTCGGATAAAATTATAAGATGCCGTGTCCTATTTGTACAGGAGCCCTAATTTCAAAAGCCGCGGCGAGTACTGCTGCAGCACTAGGAGTTGCTAAGCGTGTAAAAGATAGTAAGAAACCCAAATCTAAATCTAAGGGTAAACAATTAAAGAAAAAGAATCCTTAAAGTATAATGGATCCTTCACAGATTCCCCAAGATGTCATGCGCGTACTTCAAAGTCCCGAACTCTCTATGGCTAAAAAGATGATGGCCTTCAATATGCTTATTCCAAATTTACCAGCTGACCCAAAACACACTGAGGCCTATAACAACAACCTAAAGGTTGGAAATAAGATTAAGTGTCTTGTGGATGAGGGAAAGATATCCATAGATGGTTTTGATAAAAATTTTAGACTAAAGATTACCACTGTTTAGTTGAATTGTGGCGTATATTAGCCTCCGGATCACATTGTGCGGGGTCATAAATTATTCCACTTTTACGCTTCACGTGAGAGGAATCCACTCGTTTCTCGTGAATCGTCTTATTACCCGGCTCATAAGGAATAGAAGAGTGATGAAGGCAGATGCGTACTTTGCCATCGGGGTTGCGCTTATAACCAAAAGTATACTCAACTTCTGAAACTTCACCAGTTGTGGCACAGGTAAATTCATAAGTGCCCATAGCGATCGCTACCTGATTGTGGCAGTCAATTTGGTGATTGTTGAATATAACTTTACTGAATCCCTTTTTGGCATTAATGGCGAAACCCTGATCTTCCTTATATCCACTGATTACAGCATCATGACCTACAAAATAAGACATCGCATCGTTTGCGGTGGGACGGAACTGTTTCTCCACAGCCTTGGTAGGTTTGAATAATACATTAGAGTGATCGTAACCATACAATTCACCCGCGCGTTCACCCGCGAGTTTTACATAATCACCACCTGTTAAGAAAGAAGTTGAAATGTCTACGATGGATTTCGCCCAAAAGTTTTGTGCCTCTATGACCTCATCCCTAGTCACTTGTGCGTCGTCAAGTGGGGTACGAAGACTATCTATGAGCTGCGACGCTTCATCCATCGGTGGAGAATAGGAAGATCTTTGATTTGCATCGGGGTCATATTGATCTGGGTCATAGAATACACCACCAGAATCACGGGTGACTCTCTCGGGTGTACGGGTTTGGGACTGTAGACGAGGGGGGATAGGTTTTGTTACTGGGCTAAATCCACGGGCTGCGTTGATTTCCGTGTCGTATTGGGCGGGATCGGTGGCTACTCTAGTTCTAATATTTCGTGAAATGTGAAGGGGTTTGATAGCTAAAGACATGTTTTATGTCTAACGGTTTTATTCTTTAAATTCCGGAAAGAACAAGTGCATGATGCAAACTCAGTTGAACGAATAATACATGCACTATCGGTTCTATAATGTCATAACCCGGAATAGGGACATTATACATGAAATGTATAGTTCCATACAAACTCCATAAAGTTACGAAGACGTTCATAGCGTATAAGTTTCCGTATATGATCAAAATTGCATTACAACTAATATCATACCATTTCATATAAAAATTATGTGGAAAAATTAAATGAAACGTCATTCCATTTATATAAACAATCAGAGCCGATAAAGAACCGGTGTCTAAATAGTGGAATAAATAAGGTGTTAAACCTAACGCACATAGG